CGTACGGCTAGGTGTTGCTCCTGGGGTGCTCTCCAATAAGGGGAGCTAGTAGGGCTAATTTACCAGGTTAGCCCTGGTGCAGCTTAACAGCTGCTCGCCAGCATTTTCATACTGGTCGCGTGGCACGTAATCCCATCGTGGAGTACGCGCACGCTGCGTAACGACCTTTCTCTCGTATTGTCTAATTGAGATGAGGCCGTCCCGAAGTCTACCCGCTGTAGCTGCTAGGAGAATCCCACTCGGAGAAATAACCGAAATAGGACTTCCCGCAACACTCTTCTCGCCAGTCACCTTAACAGACGTTTCCTTTGCGAACGTGCGCACATAGTGCACACTATCGAATTGGTCTCGTTTGACAAATTTAAGGAGACACAAAGGCACCTTAATGCCGGAGTCGTCTTGTTCGTCGAATGGCACGCCCCTAAAAGGGACGCGCTTAGCGAAGAACCTGACGGACTTCGGCAGAGGCATAAGGTGCTTTGCTGACCAGCGATTGAGCCGATTTACAATCGAGTAGTAGTCGCAGACGTCTCGGAGGGATTTGAGATAAACCCCTCTGACGTTGTGGCCGAGATGATAATCCCGTCCACACGACTCCCTGAAAGGTCCGCTGTCAAAGGACTTATCCTTGTTAACAACAAAACCGGCGTGAGCTAGGATCCGACACAGCAAACGATACACTCGTGTATCGCAAACTATGTCGTCACCAAACACACCCCAATTGTCGTTACTGCCACCAATACGGCATGCTTGAATTCCACATGCCCGGTAGCAGCCAAGGAGCAAACACGTAAAGATCATAGTCTGGAGGGGAAACGTAAAAGCATTTCCCATAGACGAGATCATATGCTGTGTCACTTCGCGACCATCTGGTAAGGTGGTCTTCGAACAACGACTGACTTCCAGCCAATGCAACAACTCGGCCGGAACAAAATCGCGCACGAAGCGAAGTGAGATCGAGTCGGAAGCTGAACTAAGGTCAATAGTTGCAAATCGACCCGTAAGGCTACCGATTCTAGCAAGCTCCGCATTACGGTCAGGCTGGGTTTCGAGAGATAAACCAAATCTCGATTCCAGTCTTTCAGTTAGCAAGCCTGCCAAGCCCTTCTGGAAAATCATATTCAGAACGGGCTCTACACAGATGACACGTGTTATTTCAGGCGTTTTCGGCACAAAACCCAAACGGCTTCCCGATACGATCTCGGTTCCAGCATACTTGGCGCGAAAGACTTCAACGTCGCGCCAGGTTTCGGATCCAGAGATCGCTCTACGATACCAATCGTGGAGTACCGGACTAGTCGCAGAAAGTTTTGAAGTCGCAAACTTCGAGTAGAAGTCTGTAAACTTCGCACCTATATTGCTTCCATTCCCAACATCGAAATGCCGGGAAACAGAGGCTAACGTAGGGATTCGATCGCCGCCGCTTTGAGGATACCAGATCTCATAAAACAGATCTCTGGCCTCCCCATACGCGACGGCTTCGGCATCACTTCCGAATTGGGGTTTAACCCAATTGGAGCATTTCTCATTAAAACTGAGAAATAGGTCTAATGCAGCCTTATCACCGCTAGGGTTCGCCTTGAAGTTATGAAACTTCTTCAAGAACGATCTTCGCATTGAGTTTGCTGCGATTGACCCGACAGGCTCCCCTGGATAGCGTTCACACGCTGGCCAGCCAGCTGCGAGAAGATCGGAATCAAGAAGTAGAGCAGCGTCCAAAGCACGATGATGCATATAGACCCCTCTATCAAAGAACGCGCAAGCTCAGCGTAGTTTACGCTTTGCTTGCAGTTTTGAGGACTTGCCATTATTCGACCTCGGTTTGGTCGGCTTTCTCCCTAAGAGCCGCTGAATCAAGGCGGCTCCGAGAGCAAGCTTAAACCACTCCGGAAACAATGGTATCGCCAATACCAGCACTCTGCTGGGACAGCGCTCCAATGCCGGCCGAAAGCAACGCTCGCAAGTTTGCCGGGTCAGCAGTATCCGAGCCAGCAGGAATATCCATTTGGATAGTCAGGATGGCAGTGGAGTACGGCTGACCAGCAAGGGGGAGAACCCCCTTGCGTACTACGGTCTTGTAAGTGTTGATTGGCACGTTCTTCAACACACCAGTCACCGGATTTGGTTTACCAAGGACCTTGTAGGTCTTCGGCTTCCAAAAGGTGATGGTAAAGGGGCTAGACACAGTGTGTGCCGTGACGCCAGTTTGCGTCCCTCCTAGTGCAGTCACAGCGACCTGGCGCCCGTTAACATCCGGGGCAAAGTCCGTGACATGCGTGTAGGTAGGGGCCGTAAACCCCGTCTGTGCAGTCCCAGTAATAGGACTCGTAAGCAGAAAGCTCATTACATGACTCCTTTAGGTCCGATCCGGTGTCAGAATATGTACTGGCGCCCGGTCTTCGGATTGAAGGTACGTTGTGGATGGGTTTCCAAAGCCAACGAGAAAAGAGCAGCGCAGTTGAAGAGCTGCCTGTCCTTCCCTGGGAGCTCGATATATAGGCTTGGTACAGTTGGAAAAACGCCTACGTCTCGAGTAACTTTAGAGACCACGTGTTTATACCAGCCGTCCTCTGCTTTATCAACATAAGTTTCAGGGCACCCAAACTGTCCGAGCATGGCTTCTTTCGCCCAATTGATTGTGCGGTAACGCTGTTTCCGCTGAACAATCGTGCGATTACACCATGCAAGGTCAGTCGTCGACGTGTAAGTCGACTCAAGGATATCCCCGACGTTGGTAAAGTAGTCGATCATGAAAGACCAGGGGAGTAATTCCCAAGCGGAAGGCACGAAGCTCGCCGGATCAAATCCGAAAAGCCGCGCGTCTTCCCATGTCTTTCCATGAACTTGAGTCGCAACCGCACCGCGAAATCTCACGGTACGGCTTTCCGTATCCTGCTTGTAAGAGTTCAAATACAACGCAGTTGACGGAGAGTGGTTAATCAACCAACTTTCGTTGTTTAGGATACTGCCTGTTGCGCCAGCACTGAATTTAAAGGAACGCTTATGCGTCCCATTAACTAAAGTCTTGAGCGCTCGAGCAGCATCTTTGACATCGTTAAGCAAAGGTTGCCAACCAAACGCGTTCTCAAGCCAGAGCTCGCCTGCTGTCTTCAACCAACCTTTGGCATCTCTACGTCTGGCTTTGTTAACCTTACGTAGGAAACCATCGTTTCGATCGAAGAGAGCTTTAGCGGGATGGCGAAGCATGCGGAAGGTCTCTCTTGCTTCTCCGAGAACGACCTGGCCTTGCAAATAGACCTGGGCGTCTCGAATTGCTTTGAAAGCAGCCGCATTGGCACGAGAATCCACACTACTGAGAGCGTTGGTGTACCCTCCTAGCGCGTTCAACCAACTCCCGTTGTCCATATAAGGTGCATGGTCACCGGAAGAGGTTGATTCGTATCTAGTTGGATCACCATTGCACCCACCGACCCTAACAAAGGTACAGTGGGAGCGCTTAACATCTACGGAGTCGAAGTAGGCGACCATTCCAGTTGTTGCATTGGTTTGGTCAGCTATCTTCTTCCGCCAATCAGGATCGCGGTAGCCATCGAGTTTCCTAACTACCAGTTTGTTAGTCTGGATGTTGGGATTCGCTGGCCAGTTCTTGGCCGAGTTTCGAACTTGATACCCGGCCCAGAAAGAGCGATCCCGAGTGTACGGTGTTAAGCCCATTTCAGTATCCTAACGGTTAAAGTGTGGTACGGTCGCTGGAATGGACCGTAAAATACTCCCTTGGTGTTATCTAGTGGCAGGTGGGTTCTTCATTTCCCACGTTTGGAGCGGACCAGTCCATGCGGAAATCAAACAACTCAAGATCACTCTCGAGTATATTGAAGACCACATGTAACTCTTTTAGATAACTGAGTATGGCCCTGAAAAGTCGATAGTCGGAGAGCTCTGAAAGGAGCTCTTCCTCCGTCGGCCTACAAGGTTGACCTTTGTCATCTATCAGTCGTGTGACACTTATGCGGTTGTTCCCTTCCGGGACTCCGCCTACAATGCCACACAGGCGCGCATCCACCACTGATTGTGTTTGCAGCAGCGCTTTGATGAGCTGACGATACCTGCGCTTGTGTCCTTTTACGAACAGCTGAGGAACAAAAGCAACCTCAGCATGTTTATAGGCCTCAGCATAACGCTGATGGGCCGAGACAACAGACGCATGTTCCTCATACACCATCCTAGACAATGCTTCAAACACTTTCCTGGCTTCCTTCATACTATTCTCCTATAAGAGATAAGTCTGGCTGAAGCCAGAAGATACC